CTCCTGAGAATCCGATCAGAAGATTTATAATTGGACCTCAGATCTTTAATATCATTAGGAGTGCATTACTCGATCCAGAGATGGAGGAAATGCCTACTGATTATATGAAAGGTGTTGATTTTAGAATTACTAAAACAACAAAAGGTGGTTATGCTGACTACTCAACATCGAAATGGTCAAGAAGAGAAAGAGCTCTAGACGAGGCAGAAAGAGCCGCGATAGAGAAGAATGGTTTATTCAATCTCAACGACTTCAGACCAAAAGAGCCAACTGAAGCAGAAGTTAAAATAATCAAAGAATTATTTGAAAAATCTGTTGAAGGTGAGGCTTATGATCTAGAGCAGTATGGACAGTACTTCAGACCTGCTGGTATGGCTTACCAAGCAAAACCTCAAGTAGCTGTTCCAACAGCAACACCAGTGACAGAGGCGGCACCAACTGCGGCACCTGTAACTGAATCTGCACCAGCACCACAACCAGCGGCGGCCGCGGCTCCTGCAGGCGACAGTGCCAAGAGGGCAGAAGACATCTTGAAGTTGATTAGATCAAGACAAGCAAAATAATCTGACATTTTACCAAGGCCTTAATATTGACTATTGAGGCCTTGTGTAATATAATAAAGGGACAATTATGACAAAAGTATTCGACGCAACAAAATTTAGAAAAAGTATAACCAAATCCATTCAAGGACTAGGTATAGGATTCAGTGATCCAACAGATTGGATATCAACAGGAAACTATGCATTGAACTATTTGATGACTAGTGACTTCAACAAAGGAATTCCCCTAGGCAAGGTAACAGTACTTGCCGGTGAGTCTGGTGCGGGTAAATCTTACATAGCATCAGGCAACATTATTAAAAACGCACAGGATCAAGGTATTTTTGTAATACTGATTGACACAGAGAATGCGTTAGACGAACAATGGCTACAGGCACTAAACGTGGACACATCAGAAGACAAATTGATGAAATTAAGTATGTCAATGGTCGATGACGTTGCAAAGACTGTTTCAGAGTTCATGAAAGGCTACAAAGACCAACACGCCGACAACAAGGAAGGAGCACCTAAAGTTTTATTTGTTATAGACAGTCTGGGTATGTTGCTGACACCAACAGACGTAAATCAGTTTGAAGCAGGTGAGATGAAAGGTGACTTGGGTAGAAAACCTAAGGCACTAACAGCACTTGTAAGAAACTGCGTTAATATGTTTGGTAGTTGGAACGTGGGACTCATAGCAACCAACCACACATACGCATCACAAGATATGTTTGACCCGGATGACAAGATATCAGGCGGACAAGGTTTTATCTATGCGTCAAGTATTGTTGTTGCAATGAAAAAATTAAAATTGAAAGAAGATGAAAAAGGCAACAAAGTGAGTGATGTAAGGGGTATCCGAGCCGCTTGTAAAGTTATGAAAACAAGATATGCTAAACCTTTTGAGGGTGTGCAAGTAAAAATTCCTTACGATACAGGCATGGATCCATACAGTGGACTTGTAGACTTGTTTGAAAAAAAAGGCCTGCTTGTACAACAAGGTAACAGATTAAAATATGTTGATTCAAAAGGTCAAGAACACATAGAGTTCAGAAAAGCATGGGTAGGTGATAAATTAGATATGATAATGGCAGAGTTTAAAGAAGAAGTATCTGCTGAATCACCTCAAGAAGAAACTAAATGATCATCCCTGGCGAGATAAAAAATTTCATTTCAGAACAAGAAATAGAGAGTGTTGTTAAGGTAATGTCAAAATTACCTAAAGGAGAAAATACAGACAAAAGTAACACTGCCTCATACTATAAAAGTATCGGACAAGGACATCCTTTAAAAAATTGGTTTGAAAAATTAGTGATGGCAAAAGTACAAAAATTTTTTGGCACTAAATGTAAAATGTTATTTGCAACTTATCTCAATGAAGAGGATCCTTTTGATATACACAGTGATTATTTTCATAAAAGAATAGGAGAACCTTTTATTACTTTCCTAATTCCGCTTGGTGTCAATGGTGCAGTTAATAAAATAAGTTTAGCTAAAACAATTATTTTTAACCAACTTGATACAGGACTTGACAACGATGTCCATACAAAGAAATCTTATGATAATAATTTTAGAAAACTACATACTGATGTCCTAGATAATAACAGTTCAGACCTACATAGCACCGAATTGTCTCACTGTGACATAGAGGATCTAAAAAAATTAACAACCAAAGCAGTGCTGGTATGGGTAAGAGGCAATGCTTTGTATTGGGATCAAGCATCATTGCATTGTAGTAATAACTACACTGCACACGGAATCACTAGTAAACAGGCAATTGTGATTCATACATATATGGAGAATTTTAATGATTGATTTTACACACGAAGACATTGAAAGACTGTGGGGTTCAATTGTGCATTATGTACCGGAGAGACAAAAACTAGACATGGCCATAGACTTCATAAAAAGTCTAGAAGACATCGGTGTTGAACATGATGAAATAAAAGCCTCTGCAGAATACGATGCCAAACTAGAAGAAGCAATCAACACTGTATTTGAAGAGGACGAAGAGTTAGACGGATACGGCGAAGATGATTAATTGGTATAACGAAGTTAGCAGAAACCTAGACAAAATTCCAGACTGTATAGCGTACTTTGAAAAAGAACTACTCGAAGCAAAAAAACAGTGCAAAATATACGGCAATCTTGAAAAAGCAAGTGCCGCCTTACCAGGTATAGTGGAAGAAAGATTTAGTCAACTACAACAACTAGAAGCAATACTAGAATACCTAAACATAGAATTGAGAAGATTAAGATCTAAGACCTTTAGAAAATATTTAGAGAACTACAATAGAGCATTATCAAGCAGAGATGCGGAGAAGTATGTGGACGGTGAAGATGATGTCGTCGACATGGACAAGATAATAAATGACTTTGCATTGATAAGGAATCAATGGTTAGGCATCACCAAAGGTCTTGATCAGAAACAGTGGCAGATAACAAACATTGTAAAACTGAGAGTAGCAGGAATGGAAGATGCCGACATCAAATAATAGAATAATACTAACAGACGTAGATGGCGTTTTGTTGGAATGGGAAAAGCATTTCACAGAATGGATGTTACATCGTTCTTACTACAATGACAATAACGAAAGAGTTTATCCATACAAATTGCTACCCAATAAAGAAAACACCTACGAAATGGCAGAAAGATTCGGATTGAGTATACCACAGATCAGGAAAGAAATCAGAGAGTTCAACAAAAGTGCATGGATGGGCAATCAGGCACCGATGCCAAATTCTCAAACATGGGTAAAACTGCTGGCCGCAGAGGGATGGACATTTATTCCAATCACATCACAAACGTCAGACATTCCAGCACAACTTCTACGTAAAAAGAGATTAGGAGAATTATTCGGGGATCATATCTTTACAAATTACCATATTCTAGACACAGGGGCAGACAAAGATTCAGCGTTAGCAGAATTCCATAACACCGGACTGCATTGGGTTGAAGACAAGCCAAAGAACGCACTAGCAGGGCTCAATTACGGATTAAAACCTATTTTAATTGACCATCCATACAACCGAGACTTTGACCATCCTGAGATTAGCAGAGTAAATAATTGGCAAGACATACACAAATTATTATCAGGACGCACATGAAAATTTACGTAGGTTGGGACTCCAGGGAAGACATAGCATATCAAGTGTGCGAACACTCTATCAAACGTAGAGATCCTCAAGCAGAAGTTTATCCACTGAAACAAAACGAAATGCGTCAGCAAGGCATTTACACTCGTGAAGCAGATAAACTTGCAACAACACAATTTACTTTTACAAGATTTTTTGTGCCTCACCTAAACAATTACAAAGGTTGGGCAGTGTTCTGTGACTGTGATTTTGTTTGGAAGATACCAAGTTACGAGCTTGAACAATATTGCGACCCAACAAAAGCGGTGGTATGTGTGCAACATGATTACAAACCAAAAGAGACAACTAAGATGGATGGACAGGTGCAAACAGTTTATCCAAGAAAAAATTGGTCAAGCATGGTGCTATGGAACTGTGAGCATCCAAAAAATAAGATCCTGACCCCAGAATTTTTAAACCAACAAACTCCAAAATTCTTACATAGATTCACTTGGTTAGATGATTCTGAAATCGGATCCTTGCCACACAACTACAACTGGCTAGTTGGTTGGTACAAAGAACCGGAGGACGGCAAGCCTAAGATATTACACTACACAGAGGGTGGTCCATGGTTTGATGGATACAGAGATTGCGAATATTCCGATGATTGGAAGAAGGAAGTAATCAATCTGTTTAGTGCATAATGAATTTCTTTGAAAGACTAAAGAAACAATACTACCATACAGATCCCGTTGAACATATAATTGGTCCACAAATAATAAAAGTTGCGGAATATGATGATTTATACGAAAACCAAACACGATTTGATGGCACAGTTTGGAAAAATTTTAAAGAAAAACAAAACTTGAAATGTGTATTTCACGAAGACCTTAGAGATATAGATCGTGCTGTAGATATTATGTGCTTGTGGTTCTTTAGAGAACGCACTGACAGAGATGCTGGCAACGATATTAAACTAGCTGGTAAAATAATAAACTATTCTGCTAATAAAATTTTAATAACACCATCTAAAGAAATAAAAATAAAAGAACGCAAGAAATATTTTCTCAGAAGACCATGTGTGCAAATATATATTAGTAAGGAGATTTACCTAAATACAAAGAAGGATTTGAACATAAATGAGTGATGGTAATAGATTTTTAGATAAGTGTTTGGCAACAGAGGTGATAGCTGAACCGTGGCCACATCAAATATTGCAAGACACTTTGAACGATGATTTGTTCAAAAAACTTCAACAACAATGTGTTGATAAATTCAACTTTCCTACGAAAGAACTACACCATATATTTCCAAGAAATTACGAGGAATACAACCTAGACTTTTACGATGAAACAGTGGATATATGTAAAACTTTACTTGGAAATTATAAAAAATTATGTGAGAAATATCCAAGTCACAGGACTTATCCTAACTTAGGTATCAACGCTCACATTTCAATAACTCCGCCATTACCTTACAAGTTCCATATACATCAAGAAGGCCTGGAAAAAATTTGGAGTTCTGTTACTTACATTACGCCCGAAAAGAACGTTGGCACAAAGATGTACACTGCTCAGACCGAAAGTGCATTTGTCAAGGAAGCCCCATGGGTGCCGAATTCAACGTTTATTTTTTGTGGGAAGGAAGGACACACTTGGCATTCGTACGAAAGTAATCAAGACACCAATAGAATTACTTTCAACCTTTTCATCCAAAAGACAAGAAAAAATAAATGTTTTATTGAGATGACTGATCTTTGATAAAATCCTCT